GTCCAAGCGGTGATGGCGGCTGCTGCGCGGGCATCGTTGGCTGACCGGCGACAGGCGGCGCACCCGGCGGCATGCCGGGGTTTGGCATCAGGTTCGGCGGCACCTGCGGCATCGAGCCCGCAGGCATCGAGGTGTTGGTGGGCACCGGCTGCAGCGATGGCGATGGCTGCGGGACCGGCGGCGAAGGCGGCTGCGCCTGCATCGGCGGCGCCTGCATCGGCGGCGAAGGCTGCTGCTGCGGCAACTGCGCGCGCGGCGGCGGGTTTGCGATGTTCATCAGCGCCTGCGTGATCGCGTCACGCTGCATGTTCTGCTGGTAATTCATCCGAGTGCTCCAGCGGCTGATGATGTTTGAGCCGCTTGTTGAACCTGTTGTTGCACCAGTCCTCGTAAGTCAGCGTGCAGATCACGCCGTCGTGGTCACGACCCAGCATGCGCGGCACTTTGATGAAGGTGTAATCGTAGCGTGACAGCATCCACAGCAGACGCTCGTCGCGCGCCGAGTTGCGTTGAAACACCATCTGGCAACCGACCTGCAGGAACGGGTACTCGTACATGCGGCGGATGGTGTCGCGGGTCAGCCAATACTTGCCGGGAAGCGCCGCGCCGCTGATCTCGATCACTTCCGCCTTGGGGTCGTAGTTGTGATAGACCAGCCCCGCGATGAGATGACCGCCATCATCCATAATGCCGATGGCTTTTGCATTTCGCTCGAAGCCGCGATCCCGGCACATCGGGATCAGTTGCGCGACGAACTTCGCGACTGCCTCGTTGTGCCCGTAGAGATACAGAACCATCAGCCGCTGCCATAATATCCGTAGGGGTTCACGGCAGGCGGCACGTAGGCAGCCTGCGCCGCCGCGTTCTGCGCCAGTCGTTGCGCGATGGCGGCGCGGCGCGCATCGACGTCGTAGGGGCCGCCTTGCGACATGGCGGTCAACGCGGCGGGATCGACCTGCCCCAGCGGATCGCCCAGCGTCTGGCTCTGCGGGATGCGGCCTTCGCCGTAAGGACCGCCGCCCATCGCCGGTAGATTTTGCGAAGGTGGTTGCCACAGCGCGGGCATCCGCAACTGGTTGACCAGATCGGGCGTCACCGCGTGGTTGGCGGCGTTATAGGCCGCGACCGCGTCCTCGGACGGCTGGAAGCCGGGAATGTAGGCGGGCGCGAACAGGCCGTTGTCGGCGCCCTTCGGATTGTAGGTGTCGAACAGGTCTCCCATCGCCGGAGTACCGGCGAGGGCCGCAGCGGCGGCGGCGGTGGCGACCGCGTCTGCGGGTGGCGGCGGCGCCGGGGTTGGCGCGGCGGTGGCGGCGGCAGATGCGGCGGCCATGGGCTATTCCTTCAGACGTTGACGCCGAGACGCTCGAACGTCGCGGCGAGTGAAATGAATTCCACATTCGGCTTGGCGGCCTGCGCCACCTGCACCTGCAGCACGGGCGCGTGCGAGAAGCCGGTCAGTCCGACCGAGACCCAGCCGGTGTTGCGGACGCCGGGGGCGCCCTTCGATGGCTGATCCCACAGCGCCTCGTCCCACAGGCCCTGATCCCAGAGGTCTTCCACACCGGGGTCCTTGCCGGGATTGGGCGGTGTCGTCACCGAGACGACGTAGTCGGTGCAGGCTGTAATCTGCGGGATGAACGGCTCGGCGATGCCTGCCTGAAACGATGCCCTCGCCTGATGCCAGACGCAGGTCTCGGACGGCGACTGAAACATCTCCCAGCCGCCGACCAGCGTGCAGACGTAGGGCACGCCGTCGTCGTAGCCGGTGCGGTCGGCCTGCATGATGTAGCCGTCCTGCGTGCCGAAGAACATGTCGCCGCGCATGCGGATGAAACAGGTCGCATCCCAGCCGACGAAGCGACACCATGCGCCGGTCGCGGTGTTGACGACGACGCACATGCGGCTCCCGACCGGACCACCGGGCCACGTCACGAACATGGCGCCGTACTCGTCCCAGCGTTCCATCGTCCACGGCAGGTTCGACTTGGCGAGCACCTGATCGCGCCACGTCCTGCGGATCGTCATCGTCAGCATCGCGAGTTGCAGTTGCCCAGCGTCCTTGGAGATCGCAGCCGACAACGGACAGACGCCGTCCACGGTCGCGATCAAGAGGTCGCCGCCGAGAAGCACATGCGCGTTCATGCCCATCGGCTGCGGCACCTGATAGCGGCCCTCCTGCCGCCAGTTCGCGGCGTCGGAGGGATTGGTGCCGGAAAAAATCAGAACCTCGCCCTGATCGGTGACGAAGCAGCACTTGTCATCGAGCCCGTCGCCCGCATCAATCGTCCACGTGGCGCCGAACAAAAGCTTGCCGCCCTTGTTGGCTGCGCCCGACAGCGGGATCAGTTGCAACTCGCCACCGATGCTGTCGATGTCGAGGTAGTAGGCGTTCATCGAGCCGCCCTCGATGAAGAACCATCGATTGGCATACTTCCAGACGTAGGTGAGATTTTTGCCGTTCTCGACCGTGGTCCCCGGCGGTCCCGTGATCAGCGGCACGGGCGGCGTCGGCAGCGTCGGATCGAGCACCACCCAGTTGGTGCCGTCGTAGCGCAGCGGATAGTCGCCAGCGTCGTTGACCGCGAGCAGATAGTCGCCTGCCATGGTCGCAAGCTGGCTGGCGCAGTAGTTGCCGCTCGACTGGCCGCTTTGGATCAGCGTCGGGGCGCCGTTGAAGGTCACGTCGTACAGATTGGTCGCGGTGGCGGCGAACATTTTCTGGATGTTGCCGGAAGCATATTCAAACGCCGAAGTCACCATCGGCTCGGGCAGCGTGCACCACCGGATGCAGCCGCCCCGTAGCTGCGCGCCCCGCATGGTTGGAAACCAGTTGTCCATCACCAGCGCGGCACCGGGGGCCATGTAGGTGTAGTTCTCGCTCTCGATCAGGCCGCGCGTCGGTGCAGGCAATGTCACAGCCTGCAACTGCTGCGCCATCTGCTGCGGCACGGGCTGGCGGCGGAACGCTTGATGCGTGCTCATGGCAGCGTCGGCACCGGCCACGGATAAGCGACACCGATGGTGGTGCTCTGCGACAGCGGCTTGCGTCCAACGATGATCGGCGCGGGGCTGTCGTGGCCCATGATATTGACGAGCGCATCGCCGTAGGTGCCCATGTCCTCGGCATAGGGCGAGCCCTTGTTCGCCTTCCACTGCCAGATCATGCCCAGCTTGAGGACACGCTCATCGAGCACGAAACTGTCGCCGTCGTTCAGGAAGCTGTCGCCGTAGCCGCCGCTCGAAAGCGCGATGCAATTCTTTTCCATGTAGCCGAACGTCGCGCTGACGCCGACACCCATCACCGGCCAGAGCCACATCTGGCCGCCGACAATCGTCCACTCGCCCCACGCTGAGAAACGGTTCAGCGCGCGGCGCTGTATCCACTCGTTGAGATCGGGCACGAACATCATCGGTCGCAGCGCCGACGTCGAGCGCCAGACTTCCGCCGTCAGCAGCAGGCGCTTGAAGTCAGCCGGGAGATCGAACTTCTGGGTGACGCCGTCGCCTTGAAACACCTGCAACGCCTTGAACTGGGTCCAGTCGCGCAAGTCGTAGGAGATGCGCTGGGCCATCTCGTTGGCGAGCGCCAGCATCTCCTGCATGGTGCGATTGCTGGTGATGCCGGAAAACACGGAGGACGGCTGCAGGACGCCTACGTTCGAACAGACGTCCTTGACCACCGTCAGCAGGGTCATGCGGCCTTCTCCGGTCGCGCATCCATCGCCATCCGCATCAACTGCTTGCGCTGGTAGGAGCCATGCGGCGCGTGGCCGGTGTTGGCGGTGATGTACTCGCGCAACTGGTCGAGCGACATGCCCTCGAACTCGGCGTCGATCCGGTTCGCCTTGGCGGCCTCAAGGTCTTCCTGCAGCACCGCGTTCTTGGCGCGCAGCGCCTCAAGCTCGGCCTGAAGCTGAAGGTTGGGCACTCCCTTCATGCTTTCCTCGATGAAGGCCATCGCCGCGTTCTTCAGTTCGCGACCGCCCTGCCCGATGTTCTTCAATTCCTGGCCGTCGATCCCGGCGAGTTGCTCGACGGTGTAGATGTTGAGCGCACGCATCTCGGCGCGGCGCGCCTCGGTGAGGAACGGCGCGTGCGTCAGCGGCGTGCCAGCCTTGGTCTGCGCCGATTGCAACTTGAATTGCTGGTATTGCCGCTGGAAGCGTTCAGCGTAGCTGATCTTGACCTGACCTCCGGTGTTGGGATCAACGTCCCAATGCGACACTGCCGTCGCCGGAAAGATGTTGAAGTCGCGGGCGCCGGGGCGCCGGATTTCGATCACCTCAAGGTCGTCACAGATCAGCCGACCGGCAGCGACACTCTTGGCCTCGTTCGGCAGCGCGTGATGCTTGAACATCACCAGAAGCTTGTCGTCGGGATTGGGCATGCGGATACTCCGTGAGAAAAGAAAAACGGGCGGGAAAAATCCCGCCCGCTTCGGATCAGGCCGCTGGGTTGCTGTCGTAGAACCGCCAGTTGAATAGCGGGTTGACGACGGTCAGTTCACCCATCCAGCCGATGAACTGGGCAATCGCGTCCTTGTCGATGGGCATCATGCCGTCGCCGTCGAACAGCTTGTCGAAGTTGCGGTTCGGGTGATAGCGAAGCCGGAAGCTGTCGGTGTTGATGCCGAACGTGGTGTTGCTCGGCATGTTGGAGCCGATGCCGCCATCGAGCACGATCTCGGCGCGCTTGCCGCCGCCGATGTACTCCAGTGCCGAGAAGCCCAGCTTGCCCAGCGAGGTCTCGTTGGTCTGGCGCTGGATCGCCACGGTGGCCGCATCGTAGGCCGCATAGTGCTCCGGCGACATGATCAACAGGTCCGCATAGTCCTTGCCGCGCGAACGATTGGTCATGATGTAGTTGAGCATCGGGCGGATCGTCGCCGCCGTCACCTGCGTGCCCAGTCCCGCGACCGGGAAAGCAGTGGCGTCGAACGTCGAGGTGCGCCAGATCGCGGCGGTCGAACGGTCGATGCCGCCGTAGATGCCCGCATTGGTGACGATGGGGATCGCGGTCGCCAAGCCGGTGATCTGCTTGCCGCCGTTTGCGGTGCCGTCGGAGTAGACGCCCGCATCCATCGTGTCTTCCAGCGCACGCTCCGCAGCCGAAATATAGCTGTCGTAGACGTCCATCAGTTGCGCCTGACCCTCGTTGTTGAGGATTTCCTGCATCGACAGGATCACAGGCACCACGACCATTTTCGGGTCGTAGTAGGCGTCGTTGAACAGGTCGATGGCCGGGTTGAGCAGTTGGTCGTAACCCGAATACCACTGCGCAACTTGCTTGCTGATCTGCAAGGTCTGGCGGATGCGAGGTCCGCTATAGGTGTGCCACATGCCCTTCCTGCGAAGGACCGCAAGCATGGCGTTGTTGTTCGACACAAGGTCTTCGTAGCTGGACGAGCGATCCTCCAGCGCCATGCTGAGTATCTGCTGATACGCAGCGTTCGTGTTGATGTTGGGCATGACTGCTCCACAGGGTCAGAGGGTCAAAGCGCCCCGTTGACGCGACTGATCGCGTTCTGGATCGCTTCGCGGCGACCGACTTTTTTCTCTGACTTCCTCGACGCTCCGTTTGAGGGAGCCACGCCGGGTGCGCCGGAGATACTTTTGTCGGTAGGTCGGGTCTGAGCCGATGTGGTGCGGGTCTGAGCCGCATGTGTGGTCGGGCGGAGTAGCTCCGCGCGCCGGTAGGCCGTTTCCAGATCGAAACCGAATTGCAGTTCGTTCTGGATCAGTTCGCCAAGTTCATCGAACCTCGGATGCGCGTCGGCGAACTGATCGACTGCGCTCCGGGTGTAGGTGTATTGCTGCTGAGTATGCATCTGGTTCAGGGCATTTTTCAAGCCTGCGATTTCCTGATGCAGCGCACCGATTTGATGACTGTTCGCCGCCTGCGCGTTCTGCTGCTGCAGCAGCTTGTGCTGCTCGGGCGACTGGTTGAGGACGTGGTAGGCGATGTCGCGCAGGTTCAGCTTGCGGCCATCGGGCGTGCGCAAGTTGAGATTGTTGACGATGACGTCGAGGCCACCGACCACGTCGGAGCGAAGCTTCTGCTCCATCGAAACGTAGTTCGAGAGCGCGCGGTTGAGCGTGGTGCCGTGGCTCGTCGCCATTTCCTGAAACTGGCGGATCGAGTTCATGGTGTCGTGGTCGCCGCGATACTGCTTATAGGCTTCGCCGAATTCGTGCTGCATCCGATGCACGTCGCCGCGCACGCTCTCGGGCGTATCGGCCCAATCAACCTTGGCGCGCTCGGCCATGCGGCTCGGCGGCTCATGGAACGGCACCGTCGGCGGCAGACGCTTCACCTGCCGCTGCTGGTCGGCACCCGGCTGCTGGCCAGTCGCTGACCGCGCTTGGCTATTGTTGGCCGCGCTTTGCTGCTCTTGACTTTCGCGCGGCGCGAACTGGCCGCGCTCGCCACGCGGCTGATCAGAGGGGC